GTGGAGACTGATCTCCACTCTCTAGGCATGAGCCTGTGCAATTCCGCATCCCTTGTGAAGGAACTCTCTCTCGTGACCAGACGGAGGACTGACATTTCGCCATGGACTACACCGGGTACGTTTCGTTCGTACAACGGCGCTAGTCTTATCTCAGAAGATCTGACGAGGGCTTACTGCCCTTATCGTTTCGTCTGCGATGACGATGTCGGTTTCCCCACCCCTCATAATCTATTAATAGAGAAGAGGGAGTGGCTTGATCTCAAGCCGTTTAACGGCACTGATGTTCAAGGAACTTATACCTTTGTTGCGGACAAGTATATCCCAACGAGGTATATGGATGATGGATTTGCATCCATCATTCATGCGTTCATTCCTGGTCAACCAATTAGTCCTGCGACACTACTTTATGCTAAGAGTAATCCTAGCAGACCAGTAGTGGACCTTCCAGTCTTTATCGCAGAACTACGAGAGCTGCCCCAAATCGTGAAGTTCGCCGCCGAAAAGGGAATTCACCGTAAGACAGCTGGGGGAATCCTCAGCTATCAATTCGGTATTTCTCCGCTCGTCGGCGACCTCAAGAAGCTGCTTGATTTCAATGCTCACTTCTCCAAAAGGAGTGATGAGATTCATCGACTTCATAGCCGCTCGGGGTTGAAAAGACGCGTGAAGTTGTGGGATGGTTCGGTCAGTTCTACCCTGAAAGCTCAGGTTATTGCTGGTCCTTATCTTGCCAGAAATGTCTATGCAGACATTTTTAGGCAGACGAAGCGTGAGATTTGGGGAACCATTCGTTGGTTGCCCACCTCACTACCACCCACTTCTGAAAGCAAATACGCAGCACTCGCCCGTAGGGCAGTGTTGGGCCTCACAGTTGATTTTAACACGGCATGGCAGCTTATGCCATGGTCGTGGTTGATCGACTGGTTTTCCAGCTCTGGTGACTATATCATAGCCAACCGGAACCTGGTAGGGGCCAAGGCTCAGAACGCGTGTGTTATGACGCGTGATGAGACTGTATGGGCTTTCACCCGTTCTCCCAGCCTTATGGCATGGGAGGGTGGGGACGCGATCGTTCGCTATACGACTAAACGTCGTCAAGTGAACGTAGTTCCCTCACTCGTTGCCGACCTTCCATTCCTGGATGGTCGGAAACTGTCGATCCTTGGTTCGTTGGCTGTCCTCCGAACTGGAGGTTACGGCAAACGGACTTAGGAGCAAGACCACTATGCTTGGTGACACCATCTCCCTGACTCTCGACGGCGCTGCCGTCGTTGTCTCGAAGATCAACCAGGACCAATTCACCTCTGAGTATCTGAAGAGGCGGACGACGGATCTTATCCGTCTCCGCATTCGGCACTCTAAGGAGAATCCCGGTAACGGGAAGCCTGTGTACGATCGACATAATGTCGAGCTTACCCAGGAGGTCTTTCCAGTGGGTGAAACCCCTGGATACACCCGACAAGCCTACCTTGTCATCCGGAATACTCCGGTTGACTTGGACGACGATGTGGGTGATCTGGTTGCCTGCCTCTCCGGCTTCGCCACTAAGGCGAATACGGTGAAGTGGGTCGGCTGGGAATCCTAACGGACTCCTAACCGGTATTTGCGGTTGGTGCACCTAGCCATAGGACAGTCCTAGCTAAGGAGGCTAGTATGTCTAATAGCTATGTGTGGTTCTTGCAGGGACTCTACGACAGCATCTTAGCAGATGCTGAGCGTACTTTCCCAATGGACCGCAGGGAATTGGAGCGTGACAAGTCACGCCTCCACTCTCTCGTCGAAGCTAGGGGAATTACAGTGTTTACACTGGATCTCCCAGCTATCGGTAAACAGTTTGATCGCTGTTTAGCCGATGGACGCCTCGACCTTTCTGGTCAGCCTCATTCGAGGCCTTACCGGAAGGGCTCAACTATCCCGAGACTTTTCAAGGGGTTGTTGATGCGCGTATTCGACGTTGACGGTTCGCTTAGGCAAGAAGATGCCGACGCAAATGCCATCCTCTTCCTCCGGCAGCTTTACTACGCTGCCAAGAAAGTAAGGATGACTTGCGATGAAACTCGGACGTATCAATCCGTCAGAGATTTCTTTGGCATTGAGCAGAGCTGTCGATCGGCTACCCACGATTGGGATGCTGATCGTCTCCTTCTGTCTGACGGTGATAAGCCTCATATCATTGATGGCTTGCACTGCAGTACCGAAGGACTGGAACCTAAACTGTTCGAGGAAACTCGATCCAGTCACGGGACTCCATGTGTTCGACTGCTCGATACAATCCAGCGAACAGCTGACATTGTATCCTCCTCCTTCGGATGGTTTGACCCATCCGACTGGAAGCCTAAGCACGGACCCGGGGCAGTCTCTGACCTATCTGTGGGAAGGGATAGTAAATATTCCTTTCCGCATTGGCCAGAAAAGCTCGAGGGAGTTTTTCCGCTAGCTAAGTTCGCTTTTGCAAACTATAGTCAGTGGTTAGACTCCATGCAGCTCGAAAGCGGGTGGTCATCGAGGTTTTCCCTCCATGAACCGCCTTCTCGGCTTATTGCTGTTCCAAAGACACAGAAAGGCCCTCGGCTGATCGCCGCAGAGCCTACCATGCATCAATGGACTCAACAAGCCGTCAAGGATTTCCTTGAACAGGCTGTTCGCATTTCTCCGTTGAGACATTCTGTTTCCTTTCGGAACCAGAATTTCAATAGGGATTATGCGCAGAGAGCTTCCGAGACGGGCGAAGCGTGGACGATAGATTTATCGTCCGCCTCCGACCGTCTTTCCTTGTGGCTTGTGGAGCGACTGCTTCGTGGTAATACCACGTTGCTAGAAGCTTTGCATGCCGTAAGGACGAGGTGGATTGTCAATGATATTGACAAGAAAAGCCCGAAGTATGTTAAACTTCGGAAACTGTCACCTCAGGGGGCTGCCATTACGTTTCCCATCCAAACAATTTGCTACGCTATTGTTTGTATTGGCGCTCTTCTTTGGAAGAACGACATACATCCTTCTAGCGAGTCGATTGCAAAGTGGGGACGTAGAGTCCGCGTCTTTGGGGACGATTTAATCGTTCCCTCAGATGTAGGGAAAGATGTCACTGAGGTGCTTACGTACCTCGGGCTTGAGGTTAATCCCTCCAAGACTTTTGGAATTGGAAAATTCCGAGAGTCGTGTGGAATGGACGCCTATGATGGTGTCGATGTGACACCAGCATATGTGCTCGAGCCATGTGACATGTCCCGACCCGAGTCCATAGCCTCAGTCGTTGAGTGCTCGAATAACTTCCATAGGAAGGGATTCTGGCAAACTGCGGCCTGGCTTGAATCGACAGTCGGTGGTTGGGTTCGTAAGAACCTTCCCATCGTGACGATGGACTCCGGGTTACCTGGTTGGGTATCGTTCTGTGGTGAGAAGCGTG